CCGTACGGACCTGCGGCAGCGCCACCGCCACCATCTCCGCCTGTCGTTTGATCAGGACAAGCTCCACCGCCGCCGCCGCCATTTAAATTAAAAATGGTAGAGGCTGATCGTTGAATAAATGTGGCTCCGCCAGATTGTCCAGAACCACTGTTGCCACTACCACCGGCAGCGGCGATTGAATAAGAAAGCGTTTCGCCCGGAGTTACACTAAGGGTGTAGCCTGTAAGTTGGCTTGCTGCACCGCCACCGCCGCCACCAGCAGCAAAACCGGGGCCGCTAGTGCCAGCACCGCCGCCGCCGCAACCGTAAACTTTTACGTAAGTATATCCAGCCGGTATGGTAAATGTTCCAGTTGCAGCACCCGTGCCGCCATTTCCACCTTCAAAAACAGTAACTTCGGGAAGTGATCCTTTACCCCCCAGTATCATCAAATGAATTCCACTCATGTGAGATTACCCGTCGCAACACAAAGTGAAGGATTGATAAACAGAATCGTAGCAACACCGCGAGTAGCCAAAGTCAAACTGGCTCGGTCAGTATTGGTTCCAGCAAGGTACGCCGTTGTAATCGGGCAGTTGATGCTGATGTTGCCAGTCGTATCGTTGTAAATAGAGATAGCGTTACCGGCCACAAACGTATTGTTTGGTACCGTAATACTACCGCCTGAACCCACCGTGACGAACTCGCCGATATCCGAGATAGACAAAGTGTAGGCCGAAGTTTTGGCGGAACCGGCTGGCGGGACGTTACGGATGTTACCAACACCGTCAAAAAGATTGGTAATCGTCGCACTAGTTCCTGTCAGCGTCGTAATGTTGGCCGAACTAAACCCAGCCGTCGTACCCGTAACGGTCGTAATGTTGGCTGAACTAAATCCAGCCGTTGTACCGGTAATGGTCGTGATGTTGGCTGAACTAAATCCAGCCGTCGTACCCGTAACAGTCGTAATGTTGGCTGAAGAGTAGGTAGCGGTCGTGCCAGATAGTGTGGTGATACTAGCCGACGTTGCATTCAGCGTAGTGACCGTGAGGCTCGTTGGAATCGCCGTCACATAGGTCGTGGCTGCAACAACATCCGTGCCGTTCGACACTAGAATAAGTTTTTCACCCACTCCAACAGAAACGCCGGTCTGACCGGATACCTTCACCGTAACCGCACCAGATGCGTTGTTGTAGATGAAGTAGAGTTTCTTGTTAGCAGGGACGATTAGGTTTGTGCTGGCCCCACCGGTTCCCGTCAGTTCAATGAACATATTTCGGGCGACACCGGTCGCACCGTTCGGGATCGTGATGGTCGTGTCAGTGCCGGTCGATACGGCCTGAGTGACATAACCTGAGATGGCCTGCTCAATGAGCGTGCCGAGGTTCGTGTTTGTGGTGTTACCCCACGTACCGGCCTGATCGCCTGTGCCGATAAGCTCAAGGGCCAAATTAGTTGAATATGTACTAGCCATCTTTAATTACCTCACGCGGCGATTTGTGTCCAGTTCGCATTCTGGTTAGTGTTAATTAATCCCCATACATTTACTGCGGGTGACTGCGAACCAATCAAACCTGTCGCAGAAACTCCCGTAACCGGGTACGCAACTTCAACCGTTACTGTACCAATTTGACCCGTTCCAGACACCCCTGTAACGAGGTATATGGAATTTTGCTCAGCGGTGCCTAGCTCGCCTGTACCTTCAACCCCCGTTACAGGGAATTTGCAGTCAAGAATGAAGGTGGGCGTACCTAGTTCACCAGTACCCACAACTCCTGTGGAGATTATTACTTCATTCTCAAGAACCGTTACATCGCCAATCTCGCCTGTAGCAGATACTCCATTTACCGGTTGCGTAATTCCAGCAAGTACTGCAATCGCGCCTAACTCTGCATTTCCTTGAACGCCGAGTACTGAAAGTGCCTGTACCGTACCAATCTCGCCGGTACCCAAAACTCCGGTAACGGCAAGAACTTGATCAGTGATGAACGATACATCGCCAATCTCTCCCGTCGCCGCAAGTCCCGTAACAACGATAACTTGGTCAGTGACGAGAGCAACGGTACCCAGTTCGCCAGTGGCATTGAACTGAGCCTGTCCAGTACCCCAACCCTGTTGACCCCAGCCGACTACATCATTGCCCCATCCAGAGAGATACACGGTGTAATCCCACCGTGTAATTCCCGTTTGTCCTATACCTTCTACCCCGGCAACAGCGAGAACTTGGTCGTGTATAACAAATACATCGCCAATCTGCCCTGTAGCAGAAAGTCCAGTAACAGCAATGACCTGATCTGTGACAAGCGCAACTGTGCCTACCTCACCGGTTCCGGTGAAGTTTAGAGACGATTCGCCCCAGCCGTCGTCGCCCCATCCAGTGACGGAGTTCCAACCACCTAGGGCTATCACTACGTCTGTCACAGACGTAGCCTACTTAGGCGATGCGAAGAATCGCAGTCGAAGCAGCGGCAGCGGGGAACTGGATGGTGAAGTTACCAGCCGTGGAGGTCTTGTCACCGCCAAAAGCCAGAACTGCAACAGCCTTGTTACCTTGCGTAGCGTTGTAGATCAACGCACCGTTCGCCGTGATCGTCGCACTTGGGAAAGTCAGATCATCAAAGTCGATGAAAGCCGTCGTGCTCGACGAAGTCGGAGCCTGCGAGATCGTCAACGTCAAGCCGCCAGCCGGGTAGTTTGTGCCAGACGAGGAAACCTCGTCCGTGCTGCTGTATACCGTGGTAGCGGCACCGAGCGTAGCCGAAGAGGTGAACAGCGCAAGCTTGAACACATCCGCAGCAGCCGAAGCGCGAACAACGCCTGAACCAAAATTGTGGACGCCCTCAAGGATTTGAACCTTGAAGCTCGTCGCCATTGCCTGAGTAATAGCCATTATAGGTCTCCAATTAAATGTGCAATTTCCGAATAACCCTGTTTATCTAACTTCTTGCATATTTCCTTACGCTCAGCCTGTTGTGCTTCACTAAGGTACTTAACAAGCCAATAGTGCAGAGCTTCTTTCGTATCAACGCGGAGAATACGGTTGGCCGCACGCTCTGCGATCTCATCTACAGTATGCCCGCGATGATCCGTGGTCTGTACAAAGACATCACCAATTTCTGTACTTCCGTTAAACATCAAGTCACCGGAATCCTAACTTGTCCAGAACGATACGCATCCTGACGATCCAAACCGTCGCCAAGACGTTTGAGAAGTCCTAACGACTCCTGATACTTGTTTTCGTAGTACTGCATCAAATCCGGGTCACCTTTGAGATACGTGTAGCCCTCACGGATACAACCGTAAAGAAGTACCGTCTCAAAGTTATCACTCAACCACGTATTACCTACGTTCACGATAGACGCCGGGTAATAGTAGTAATGCAGTTCAGCCGTATATGCCTGATCGGGAGTCGGCCCAAGGATCATGGTGTTGTCGTCCCAGATCGCGTAGTACTTGGGCTTGCCATAACTATTCGGCGGCGGATACGCAGCGCGGATGTAGTTCACATCCTTGTTCAGCAAGTACTCGTACTCGCCCGTGATCGGGTCAATCACGGCCAGCGAAAACGTCGAGAGCCAGTCCGAGGGCAACTGGAAGTACGGGAAAGTATTCGTCATCGTCCCCGTGACGTTTTTACGGATGGCCGGGATTTGAACGGAGTTGTAAATCCGCTCTTCAGCTAACTGCACAAAAGTCGGGATATTAGCCACGAAGCTCTGCTCCGTGGACTCACAGTAATCCTGAATCAGTGTAGAAAGCTGAGAGTAATTCACGGCGACCAGCCTGACCTGTACTTAGCGTTGTTCTCAAGGTTGATCTGCGACACGAACTTCTTACCCTTCGTAGCAGCACCAGCACCCTTCATATCCATGTGGGTGACGCCCTTGTTTACGTCCTTCTCCGGGTAGCCATTACGCCCCGTCGAGTCGGTGTTCGGTCTGATCTTGCCGGGATTCAGTTCTTTCATGGTACTTACCTCGGGCCAGAAGAGCCGCGCATCGGGCTGCGCTGGTTCATGACTTTCGCCATGCCGCGACCGTACTTCTTCATATCGCTGTTGGTCTTACCGCCAGCACGCAGCTTTTTCTCGCCCTTATGCATAGAGGCCACGTGTTTGCCGACCTCTTCTTTAGCGATCTTACGCATACCGTTCTTCATCACAATCTCCTAGGTCGTAACGACCGTAACCGTTCCTACTTCACCGACCGGCGCTAAATCATTTGGCGTCAGTCCGGCATCATCCGCTCTGGCCCCGCCTACGGGTGCCCAGCCCCATTGTATCTGACGGCTACCATTGGCACCGTCATTACCGACCGCAAAGTAACTCGTGTCCGGTCTCGGGTTCCGTAGAGCCTGCGGGTCATCCACAGGATACAGACCAAGAGACAACTGGGGTTGGTCAGGCTCCCAGCACTCCGGACAGACCAAGATATTCACGTTCTTGGTCTTG